GCACATCGCCGGTCATCGCCGCCGTATCGGCTCCGCTTTCGCTCGCCGCCAGCGTTCCGGTAATTCCGCTGTCGCTGACCGTTCCGGCCAGGCTGGCACTGTCTGATCCGCTTTCGCTCGCCGCCAGGGTGCCGCTGACCAGCACATCGCCGGTCATCGCCGCCGTATCGGCTCCGCTTTCGCTCGCCGCCAGCGTTCCGCTGACCGGCACATCGCCGGTCATCGCCGCCGTATCGGCCCCGCTTTCGCTCGCCGCCAGCGTGCCACTGACCAGCACATCGCCGGTCATCGCCGCCGTATCGGCTCCGCTTTCGCTCGCCGCCAGCGTTCCGGTAATTCCGCTGTCGCTGACCGTTCCGGCCAGGCTGGCACTGTCTGATCCGCTTTCGCTCGCCGCCAGCGTGCCATTGATCAGCACTCCGCCGGCCAGCGCCGCCGTGTCGCTGCCGCTTTCACTTGCCGAAACAGTGCCAGTCGCGACGATATAGGGCCGCAGCGCGATGGTTACGGCGGTCCACGATCCGGTGTTCGTGCTGGTCGATCCGCCGAACGCGGCGGGATCATAGCTGCCCGAAGTCCAGCCGGTGTAGATCGCCGTGCCGACATTGCAGTCGTTGGTGGTGCTGGTGATCGTTGCCGATCGGAAATGGTTTGTCGTGCCCGACATGCCCGCCGGGTTGGTAAACACCGCGCCCGCTGCCACGCCCGCCACGGCGCAGGCCAGGATCCAGGTGCCCGGCGTCTGCGGGGTGATAGCGGCGGCGTTGGCCACCCCGGTGTTGATGCCCCCGGTGGTGACCGCCGTCACATCCAGCGGGGTGACCGGATTCACCCCGCGAAAGGCGTGGATCGTTACCGCACAACCCGCAGTTGTGGCATTGCTTGCCGGAATGCTGACGCTGGCGTCAGGGCTTGCGCCCATGAACTTGTATTGAACCTGCTGGTTCGCGTCGTTGCTGTCGTTCTGGTATAGGTCGGTGTGGATCGCGGTATAGCCGCTGGCCAGCATTTGCGCCTGGGTGCGATCAACCGTAGTGCCAAGGCCATAGTTGATGATGACAAGATCGCCCTCCAGCAGCGTCGCCGAAGCGCCGCTGCTGTCGAGCAGATCGGTCAGCGAACAGGACTGCGCACTTGTTGCCGCATGCGTGAACGTCTTGCTGCCGACGAAGGAAATCGCCATCGGCTAGATCACCTGATCAGGCGTGAGTGATCGTGCCCGAGGTCAGGCTGACAGTCTGGCCGGCCGTGATCGAGGTGCTATCCAGAACGATATCGGTGCCGCTGGTGCCAACCGTCAGGCCAGAAATCACCGTAGTGTCGGCGCTGTCGGTAACGATCGCATTGGCGGCCGTGCCGGTAGCATCGGCGGCGGTATCCTGCACCGCCGGGCTGAAATCGAAGGTCAGCACCCCCGAAGCCGCCGTGCCGCACGGATCGGCAAGGGTCAGCGTGGCCAGAACGACATTGCCTGAATCGCGGATCTTGATCTTGCCAGGGCTGGCCCCTGCATCGATCTGATCGATGATCGCCTGCATCCGGGCGGTCTTGGCGGCAGTGGAATAGGTAACAGCCATAAGTCAGTCCTTCATCAAAACCGCATCAATCGGTCGCGCGATCATGCCCCCCGCTTCGCCTTGGCGGCGGGTTTCCCGGCAGGTTCGGGCTCGGCAATTTCGACTGCGCCATCAGCCAGGGCCGATTCAAGATCGCTGTCGGAAAGGTCGGCCAGCTGGCCGGGGAGACCATGAATTCTCCCCGGACCAGCCTTGACCGGTCCGCTTTTCAGGAAGCGAACCAGCATCTTACGATGCCGCGCACTTCAGAAGCTTGATCGCTTCCGAATTCTGCACGATCCCGCCGACGCGCTTGGTGCTGTAGAACCCGACATAGGGCTTGTTGCTGTACGGATCGCGCAGTATCCGGGTGCCCATCCGATCGACGATCAGATAGCCGGTGCCGAAGTTGCCGAAGGCCAGCGGGAAGGTGCTGGCCCCCACCGCGGGCATGTCTTCGGCTTCGACCACCGGATAACCCAGGAACGAACCCGGCGTGCCGGCCTGCAGCGAAGGCTGCCAGAGATAGGCATTGTCGCTGGTCTTGACCTTGCGCAGCTCGCCCAGGATGGTCTTGCTGCACATCCACACCGCGCCAGTGCGGTAACCCGCCTTCAGCGAGGTGACGATGTCGATGTATTTGTCGGCATAGGTCGCCGCAGCCGGCAGCGCGGCGGAAGTGCCTGAAGCAACATATTGCAAAACGCCCCAGGCACGGGCATCATCCGCAGTCGAAACCGGGGCGCCGGTCAGAAAGCCAGTCGGGCGATTGGTGCCGTTGCCGGAAATGAAGGCCGCACCTTCAGCACGCGCAAACTCTTCGGCAACTTCGGCTGCCAGCCAGTTCTCCGCGTCGAAGAACGCATCGTCGAGCATCACCTGGGTAGCCTGTGGGTTGGCATAAAGCTCGCCCATGGTCGGAACGATCTCGGCCAGCTTCGGGGTGTTGGTGGCGGGGCGGGCATCCGCTTCGCCGACCCAGCCCGAAGAGGTACCGCCAACGCTGGCCAGCTTGCGATAGCCAGCGCTGCCGATCGTCCGCACCGTCGCCACCTGGCGCATGGGCGAAATATCAACCAGCTTCTTGACGATATCGCGGTCAAGCTCCTCAGGCACCGCATAGCCGCCATCGGCGGCGGTGGTGATGTTCAGCGCCTTGGCTTCCAGTGCCGAAAGCTCGCTTTCGCCCACGCCCTTGCGCATCCAGCTGCCGAAAGCCGCCTTGTGTTCTTTCTGTTCCGCAGTCAGATCGCTGGCGCCGGCGCCCGGGCGGTTGGCCTTGGCTTCGATCGCCTTCAACTGGTCGCCGAACTTGTTGAGCGCCTCATTGATCCGCGAGGTCTTTTCCTCGATCAACGGATCGGCGGTACCCTTGACCAGTTCGGCCAGGCGCGCATCGTTGGTGGCCTTGAATTCCTCGAAGGCCTTGCCCTGGGCCTCGATAAGGCCCTTCACTTCGGTGAAATCGCTCATTGTTCTGTTCCTTCAGTTCTTGAAAAGCGCGGCGTTGCGCCGCAGGATTTCCGCCACTTCAGCAAGATCGCCGCTGTCGTCCCGACGCAGCGACTTGAATCCATCCGATGCCAGGCGTTTGGCTTCGGCGGCAGAGAACCCCCCTTCGTCCCGAAGGAAGTCCTCGAATTCGCGAATGGTGCCGATCGACTTGACCTGGCCGACGCGGGCCTTTTCGTTCGCCGGGCGGCCGACCAGCGAAACCTCGATCAGATCTACCGACTTGAGCAGCCGGCGCGGATCCTCGGGACGCTGGCGCATCTGGAATTCGATCGGCCGATAGCCGATCGAAAGCCCGTCGATCGCGCCGGCCTTGGCCGCCTTCCAGCTGTCGATGCCCAGCGCGGTGGTCAGGAACTCACCCTCCACCTTCAGCCCGTGCCCATCTTCCGCCATGCTCTTCCAGACGCCGATCGGCAGGGGGCTTGTGCCGTGCTCAAGCAACATCTGCGGCATGGTTCCAGCGGCCTTGTGCGCCGCCAGCGATGCTGCAAAGGCACCAGGGGCGATCACGTCACCATAGGCATCGACATTGCCGAACACAGCGCCGTAACCTGACAGGGTCATGGCATCGCCATCGCCGCTGAACTTCAGTTCAGCCGCATCAATCCGCATCACTTCCATTGCTGTCACCCTTGGCCCTGGGCTGGCTTTGGCCCGTAGAGATTTGCCGCAGGATGCGGCACGTCGAATTCAGGATCGTCGATCCGGTCCATGTCCTCGGCGATTCGCACCTCGTTGCGGCTGACCACCGCGTTCTGCAGCAGGATCTGGTGAAACTCGGCCCGCTCCTTGGCGGTGCCGCGCATCAGCGCCTTGGCTTCAAGCTTGATGTAGAGCCCGCTCTTGCGCTCAGCGCTGGTCAGCAGCGCCAGTTCGGCCGATTGCTCGATCCGCTCGTACCAGGGCATCAGGGTGTGGACGACATGCGCCAGAAACATCTGCTCGACGCTGGCATAGGCCGCCGCCTGATCGTGCAGCTGAACCATGATCGGGTTGACCCGAAAGAATGCGCAGATTTCCCGGGCCGCTGCCTTGGCGGTATCGTTGTACTGCGCATCCTCGCTCGAATAGCTCAGCTTTTCGAACTTGAGCCCGCCCAGCAGGACCGCGGTCTTCATCGCGTTGCCAGAGCCGGACATCGAGGCATTCCACTGGTCGCGGATCTTGATCAGCGAATCCGGCGTAGCGTCACCCGGCGCCACCAGCGCTCCGCCGGGCCGCGCCCCGTTCTTGAACAGCGCGCTGCCGAATTCCTCTGTCGCCATCTTCAGCCCGACCGCGTTTCGCGCCAGGCTCAGCAGGTTAAGGCCTTCCCAGGCGTTCCAGCTCGGCCCGCGAAAGTGCCAGATCCGGTCGGCCGGCACCGGAACCTGCTGACCTCTTTCCAGCCTGATCTTGTAGGACAGCGTGCCATCGGGCCAGCGCGTCACCGTCACCGCGCCCGGATCATAGGGCAGCAGCTCCAGAATTTCGCCGGTGCTCGAACGGTTGATGAAGACAAAGGCGTTGCCGGTCAGCGCGGCATGCATGATCATCGTTTCGCGAAATTCGAAACTGGTCTGCACCGGATTCGGGCGGCGGTGCAGCAGCTCGAACAGCGGATTGTCGCGCGCCTCGGCGCGACCGCCCTTGGCATCGCGCCGATAAAGTTTGCACGGCACCTGCGCCACGCCCTCTCCCAGGACCCGAACACAGCCAAGCACCGTCGAAACCTTCAGCGCCTCTGTCAGGTTCACCACCTGACCGGAAAGCGCGGTGGTGGCGGCAGCGGCAATATCCGCCCGGATTTCTTCCGGCGTGGCCTTGCGCTCGATCGATGCCGGCAGAACGCCCAGCATCGACCACGCGCGCTCGATCAACCCCATCAGAGCACCATCACCTCTGGTTCAACCCGAGCAACCCCAGCCACTGGCCCCAGCTCCATCAGCTTGACCGCACAGAACAGGGCGATCAGCGGATCGATCTTGGCCGAACCCGCCACTTCCTTGTCGATCGCCACGGCATTGCCTTTCTGCACGGCCTTGGCGTTGCTCACGCACCAGGCCATCATCTCCGATCCGCCGTGTACCAGCAGACCATCGTGCAACTTGAATTCGGCGGTATGGATCGCGCCGGTCAGCGCCACCCCCTGCCTCACCGGCTCGATCTGGCCCAGCCTGATCATCCGCCCCGTCGCCGGGTCTACCTCGTGGCTGCGAAAGCCCCTGGCGTTCAGCCCGTCGATCAGCGCGCCGATGTCCGAAGGGTCAACCCCGATCGCGTTTTCGTTCGGCAGCAGCCCAGATTCCCGAATCTCGACCAGCAGTTCTGCCACTGCCGCGACGATCTCCTGCGTGGTATCAACCAGCCCCAGGTCACCCTGGACGACAAAATCCTGCAGCCGCGAAGCCACTGCCTTGTGCCGTTCCAGCACCACCGGCAGGCCCCAGGCCCTGGTCCAGCACAGCCACCGCTCGCTGCCCCGCTCGCGCCCGACCACCGCCAGCCCGAACAGGTCCCCCAGTCCGCCACCATCGATCCCGACAGTGACAACCTCCGAGCGCCGCAGCAGCTCGGCCAGGCTCAGCCCGTTTTCGACATTGTCCAGCCAGTAATCCGCCCCGGCCCAGCGATCGCGGCGCAGACGCAGCCCGATCTCGACATTCAGGTGCTTGGCCAGGAATATCTGCAGCCCTTCACCTTCTCCCGACTGTTCCTTGGCCAGCTCCGAGGCGAGCCATTCCCTGGTCACCGAACGCCCGATCATCGGGTTGGTCAGATAGAACATGTCCGGATCGAGATAGGCTTCGGCCTCGATCAGCGATTCCGGCCACTCGAACAGCACGGCCAGGCTGCTCGGATCATGAATAACGCCGTCGCGGACATCACGGAAATAGGCCAGCTTGGTCTTGTAGACCCCGCACGGCGGTTCGTCCGAGTGAGTCGTGATGTAAAGCACAAACCCTTCCGGGCGCGACGCCAGCCCCCCGGTTGCCTCACGCAGCATCGCCGCACTCTTGGGCTTCTTGCCGAACAGCCACAGCTCCTCGACCAGCACCATGCCGGCCTTCTTGCCTGCGGCGGTATCGCTGTCGGCGGCCACCACCGAAAGCACCGCGCCAGTGTCAAGGTGCCTGATCTGGCGTTGATGCTCGATCACCTTGAGGATGATCTGCAGTTCGGGGTCCGCCCGGACCATTCCCATCGCCGGGCCAAAGCTGTTGTTCGCCACTTCCAGCGTTGGCGCCAGGATCATCAGCTCGGCATTGTCGCGCCAGTTGATGATCAGCGCCGCCACCATGATACCAGCGGCCAGGGTCGACTTGATGTTCTTCTTGCTGATCAGCAGCAGGAACTCGCGGATCAACCGCTTGCCGCTGATGGGGTCTTCCGCCCCGAAGATTGCCGCCACCAGGTCAAGCAGGCGCTGGTCGCAGCACTCACCCAGGGTCGGCCAGGTGCCGTCGGGCTTGCGCGGCAGGTCGGTCACCTGAAGCGACTTGAAAACCCCCAGCCCCTCATCGGCCTTGGCCGGAAACAGCGGAGCAATCGGCACCAGGGTGGAGCCCGCAACGATCCGCTCCTCCCAGTCAGGGCAGGCAGTAGACCACTCCATCCCGGTTCTAGTTCAGCAAGGTTGCCTGCGGAGGCGGCGTCCGCCGCGCAAACCGGCCCTGCGCCTGGCTGGCCGCGGCCTTTGCCGCCTCCTTCTTGCCCATGGCTACGGCCTTGGGCTCGGCGGGGCGGATCTTGACCGCGGCATTTGTCACCGCGACCCGCTCGGCCTGGACCATTCCGGCCAGCGCCTTTTCAGCCGCGACATTCCCCTTGGCCGCCTCGCGGTTGAGCCGCTCGAGCTGCACCGCCCTCAGCTTGATCGCGGCATGCCGCCGTTTTTCGCACTCGTTAAAATAATGCTTGTACAGCGTGGGCACCGAAACCCCGATAGCCGCCGCGGCCACTTTCACATCATGGCCACAGGCGAACAACAGGCTGATTCGGTTGGAATTTTCCAAGGTCCAGACGTGCGCAGGCCGTCCCTTCCCCTCCCGAGACAAGCACACCGCTTCCCCGAACAGGTCCAAAATCACCCCACCCAAGAAAAAACTCTCCGACTGTTAGGGGCGGCGGTTTCAGGGGTTGGGTGTTGGGGACTTTTGACCACCCCCTCCCTACGCCATCCCGAACCTTTGCCGCTTGCGTTGCTCTGTCTTGGCTCCGTGACAGCTCGGGCAGAGCCATTCGGTGTTTGCCGAATCGAGCGGAGCCCCGCCATCGCGCAGCTCCACCACGTGATCGAGGATCAGCCGCCCCGAAGCCCCGCACTTGCCGCAGCCCTTGCGATAGTCCGCATCCATGCGCCGCCTGGCCTTGAGCGCCTTCCACTCGGCCGAGCGATAGTCGAACCCGCCGAACCCGATCGCCTGCTTGGGCCGCGCCGCAAGCCTGGGCGGCGAGGATGCCAGCCTTGGCCGACTGGAAACGAGCCTGACCATGTTTGCAAATCCTGCGCCGACGAGCCGCCCGGGGTGACCGCGTAAGGCGGACCGCGCTGCCCCGAACGCACTGCTCGCCGACTGTATCGATTCATAGGCGCTTGAACCTGGGCAAACGAAGCCCCTTTATTTTCACCCTCCAAGTGGGCAATGCTTGACAAGCTGCCCGCGCGGTTTCCCTGCCCTTTTGCCGGATAGACGTGCACATGACGCCGGATCAGGCCGCAGCCGCGCCGCATTCCCACACCGCAATCCGGATCGCGACACAGCGCAGGCAGGCCTCATAGCGCATCCGCAGCGCATCGCTGGTCGCATCGCACCGCGCCGTGCCCCAGGCCTTGCCATAGAGCCGCGCACCCACGTCCTCCCACCTGAACCCGCCCGGCATCCGCCCGGCCTTGGCCGCGATCACCGTCATGAACAGCCGCCCGTGCACCCAGGGCACCGCCTCGGCATAGCACAGCTGCGCCCACCAGGCACGGCGGCACCGCTCGTACTCGCGGCGCGAAAGCTGCAGGCGCGGCGCCGCATCGGCATCAGCATAGTCCGCCTGCAAGTCCTTGACGATCTCGGGCCACCAGCTCTTGCTGCCCGATCGCTGCCAGCCCTTCTCCCGGTCCGGCATCCGCAGCAACAGCCGCCAGGCCTCGATCATAGTCTCCTCGCCCAGCGCCAGCATCGGATCAGACCTGCTCATAACCCGCATTCCTTCACAAAAACGGCGGAAAACTGCGAAACTGCCTTCCGCCTTCCATTTTCGAAACTGCCCTGTTTTGCCCTCTTGGAAGGGTAATTCCCATAATCTTTTCAATAAGATGATAGGAGAATGGAAGGGATGGAAGGGAAAATGGGGTAAGTCCCACGTAGATTATCGTTTTTTCTCTCGTGCGGGACTTGTCCCATTTTCCCTTCCACCCTTCCGAAACACAAATAACCGCTTGAAACGCGGTCTTTTTCTTCCTTCCGACAGGCCATTTTCGCACCCTTCCGCGATCAGGAGGGCGGAAGGCAAACCGGTGCAGAAATGGCGGATTGCCGCGCCTCTGCGATTTCCGGCATGGATGATGCATGACCATCATTCCTCGCCCCAATCGGGCCAGTCATCGGTGGTGTCATCCCCCGAACCCCCGCCGGGTTCAGCGGCATCCGGCTCCGATGCGGATGGCAGGAAGGGCCATTCGCCGCGCTTGACCGCGTCGAGGTAGACGCCTTCGCGCGGTCGCACGCCCAGCCACTTCATCCCGTCGCTCTGCTTCTGGACAAACCCCTTGCCGTCCAGCGCGGTCTTGAACGCCTTGACGTGCAGCGTCGCGCCGCCGCTGGCTTCGGCCCAGGCCTGATACAGCTGGTGCAGTTCGCCCGCGCCGCAGCGCACGGTTTCGCCCACCTCGCACAGCGTCGAAAGGAACCGGCCCACATCGTCGCTCGATTCGCGATAGGACCGCGTGGCCAGGCGCACTTCCTCGGGCACGATCAGCCCGTTGGCCACCCAGTCGATCAGCCCTTCGAGCAGCCGGTTGAGCAGCCCCGATGCCTCGGCGCGCAGTTTCTCGCCCAGCTTGCGGTCCACCGCGTCCTCGGCGATCTGGACGTTCCACGGCACCAGCTGCATGCGCCGCCAGATCCCGTCGCTGTCATCCTTGATCTTGGGGCGGTGGTTACCGCTGATGGTCATCTTGAAGCTAGGCAGGAAGGTGAAGAACCCCTTGTTCAGGTGGCGCGCATCCACCGGGTCCTGCCCGGTCACCTGCTTGACCAGTCCTTCATTCAGCGCCGAACCCTTTTCCGGTTCGGAAACCCGCAGGAACCGCACCCCCGGCAGCCGGGCGATATCGGGCGTGGCCTGATCGCCGCGGCGCTTGCTGCCGTTGTCCAGAAAGCTCTCGATCGGGATCGATCCGGCATAGTCGCCGGCAATATGTGCCACCGCTTCCACCCAGGTGCCCTTGCCGTTGCGGCCATGGCCATAGAAGAACGCCAGCTTCTGTTCTCCGGTATCGCCGGTCAGGCTGTATCCGCCCCACTGGTGGATGAACCGGCGCATGGTTTCATCGGGCTGGACCCGCTCAAGAAAGGCATCGTATTCGGGGCAGGGCGCGGCCGGGCTGTACTTCACCGGGGCCAGCTTGGTGATCAGGTCCTCGCGCCGGTGGGGGCCTTTCTCGATCCGCAGTGGGCCGGTTTTCCATTCGCTCTTGCCCTCGGCCAGTTCCGCGCTCGATCGCCGCTCGGCCTTGCGCACCAGGCGCAGCGTGCCGTTCAGCACATTGATCGCCATCGGCTCGGCGTCCAGCGCGTCATGCCCGATCGCGATTTCGGGAAAGGCCTTGGCCAGCTGGGCCACGGCATTGATCTTGCCCACCCCTTCGCTGGTCTTGGCCCAGGCCCCGATCTTGTCGGAATGCTTTGTCAGGGCCTTGGGATTGACGAAGCTGTCCAGCACCGGCAGCGCATCGAACCATTCGCGCCGCCCGGGCTGATCGAACCAGTTTCTGGGCAGCCGATCCTCCTGGCGGTAGGGCTGGCCATCCTCGCCATGCACCAGACCGCTCGCCGCCACCAGCGCGGCCTCGTTGCGGATCGCGCGCACGGTGTGAAACACCGATTGCATCACTTCGGCCGGCAGCTTGTCCTTCTCCTCGCTCAGCAGGTGCCAGCGCCGCCCGTCCCATCTCAGCCAGCCCAGCTCGGCGCAGAACCGGAAATCGGTCCCGAACCGCACCCGCCAGCGCTCGGCATTGCCCAGGTCGGTCAGCGGCAGTCTGGAACAGGCCAGATCGGTTTCGGGATCGGGCAGAGCCCGGATCCGCCCGCGCCGCTCCCCTTCGGAATGCTCCGGCAACCCGGCAGGGGGCGTGGGGCCGCCCGCCCCGCCGCTCAGCGCGTTGCCGGTGGTCATGGCGTGGACCGCCCGATCCAGTCCACCCGCGGCAGCGCGCCATGGGCCAGCATCCGGCCCAGCGCCTCGGCACTGGCGCGGTCATCGGCCAGCAGCGTCACCCCGCGCGGCAGGCCGCGCAGCCGGCCCAGCGCCTCGGCGCCCCAGCGCAGCACGCAGATCCCGGCGCAGCCCTGCTGCAACCAGCCCAGCACCGTGCCATGAATCCGCAAATGCCCTTCGCCCATCACCCCGGCATGATCCAGCGCGCCCTGGCCCAGCAGCACGCCGTGCCCGCTGCGCAGGCTCCAGGCATCGGGATCGGTGCTCGAAAGCGCCACCAAGTCGCAAAGCCAGCCCTGATCCCATACCGGCACGATCAGCCGCGGCGCGCCGCCCGGATCCTCGCTCCACAATCCGTCGCGCTCGCTCACCCGGGCCCGGCCCAGCCCCGCCAACGCGCACAGCCGGGCGCGCAGTCCCGGTTCCAGCCCTAAGTCGCCCAGCAGCTCGAACCAGGTGAACGGCATGGCCAGGGCATAGCGCGCCATCGCCTGCCCCAGTTCCAGGTCCAGCGTCTCGCCCAGCTCGCCAAAGGCCCGTTCCAGCACCGTGTCAGGATCGGCGGCCAGCGCTTCGGGATGCACCGCCCGCGCCGAATCCGCGCTGCCCCAGGCCTCAAGCAGGGTCTCCTCGTCGTGATCAGGCTGCCCCACCGCGTTGGCCATCAGTTCAGATCCTGTTCGATCATCGTCCGGGCGGTGGCGGCGTAGGCGCGGCGCCAGCGGGCGAAGCGGTTGTGCTGCTCGGCATCCAGCGTCAGGTCGCGGCAGGCATGCGGGCGTCCGCGCGGGCGCGAAACCCCTGCCTCGGCGGCGATCTGCGCCACCCGTCGCACGCTGATCCCCTGCGGCGCGGCAATCACCGCCACCGGCTGCTCGGCACAATACCCCGCCAGCACCGCGCGGCGCCGGGCAAGCCGCCCCCGGACACTCGCCGCACTCATGCCAGCGCCGCTGGCGCAAACAGGTCACGGCGATGATGCGCCGCCTCGATCCGCTTGCAGGCAATCTCGAAATAGCGTTCGTCCCGCTCGATCCCGATAAATTCGCGCCCCAGTTCGACCGCGGCCACCCCGGTCGAGCCGCTGCCCATGAACGGGTCCAGCACGCGCTGGCCCGGCGCAGAGCTGTTGCCGATATAATGCGCCATCAGCGCTACCGGCTTCTGGGTTTCATGGACTCCGCCGATTACATTGGGGCAGCGGATCAGCTGCCGCGCACCGCAATCGTTGATCGGCTGCGCGTGCCCGCGAAACACCAGCAGCGTGAATTCGCAGTTCTTCATGTACCAGCGGTTGGGTGTGCCGGTCGATTTGTCCCACACCAGCCAGTTATGAAACCGGAATCCCGCCGCCAGCGCCGCATTCTCAATCCGCGCCAGATAACGATTGTTGACCATGAAATAGCCGTGGCCCTGATCGATCGTCCGCGCGATCAGCGGCATGAATTCGTCAAAAGTAATATCCGCCGGGATGATCGAACCGCTGTTGTCATAGGTTCCAACCGCAAATTTTCCGCCCATCTCCCCGGTGGTGTTGCCCCCGGATTCAAGCAGGTAAGGAACATCGGTGACCACCAGGTCAACCGCGCCCAGACCTGGCAAAACCTCGCGGCAGTCACCCAGGTACAGGCTCGCCAGCCCGATCTGAACCGCCGCACTCATGCCCCGCGCCCGCAGCACGGGCAGGCCGGTTCGCCCAGCAGCTGATAGGCCACCGGGGCGCGGCCCCGGCCCATCGTGTCCTGCTCAATCGCGCGGATGGTGAACCCGGCGCGCCGCAGCTTGAGGATCCGCACCTTCAGGCTGGTCCGGCTCGCCGCCACTTCGGCAAAATCCTCGCTCGCCAGCAGCCCGGCGCGCAACCGCGCCAGCAGTCCGGCGCGGTCCGTCACCCGCGCCGCCTTGGCGCGCCGCTGCTGTGCCGGCGCGCTCATTGCCCGGCCTCCAGCCTGGCTTCAACCAGCGCCGCACCCAGATGCAGCTCGTTTGCGATATCCTCGATCATCACCTCGATCTGGCGCTGGCGGTCGCGGGCAAAGGACTCGCTCTCGGGATAGCGCTGCCCCACCAGCGCGGCATTGGCCGCGCGCCGCCGCAACCAGGCCAGCAGATCGGCGCGCTCGGCCAGACGCCCGGCGCGCAGGTTGCTATTGTCGTCGGCCTGCGGCCCAGCGGCGCCGGGCGTACTGATGCCGTCCCCTGCGGGGCCGTCATGGCGGCGCCCGGGTGTCGGCAGGCCGGGTTCGCCGCCAGTCATCATTTCCCACCTCCGCCAATGGCCTGCGCGATCATCGCCTGCAGCGGCGCGGCCTGGCCCGCGCGCTGCGCCGCCGGCAGCGCGGTGGTCTGCCCGGTGGCGGTGATGCCCACCACCCGCACCGTCTCGCCCCCGCTGTGGAGCGACCACACCGCCAGCCTGCCCGCCGCCACCAGCTGGCGCAGCAGGTACTTGGCCCGATCCCGGCTTGCCCCGATCGCCAGCCCCAATTCGGCATTGCTCGGGCAGGGGCGCTTGCCGCGCGCCGCATCCTCGATCGCCGCGATCAGCGCCTCGGCCTCGTCCAGCTGGCGCCGGGATCGGCGGGTCGATGCGCCGGGCGGCGCGGGTTCTGGCCGGGTCCGCTCGATCAGCCGGTAACGCACCCGGTTGGCGCCGAGCTGCTCGGTAAAGGTCACCTGTCCAGCCGCCTGCCAGCGCCGCACCAGCTGCACCGCGGCATTGCCGCGGTCCAGCACCGGCCCCAGCGCATAGGTCCGCCGCTCGCCCGGCCGGGCGCGGGCAAACCAGGCTTCCAGCTCGGCCGGGCTGGCATAAAGGGTCTCGCCCGCCGCGTTCATTGTCGCGCGTTTCCCGCCAGCACATCGCCGCACATCTCGCGCTGCTCGGCGCGGATCTGGTCCTTGCCCAGCGGATTGATCTTGCGGAACGCCCAGGCCGCCCACGAATGCTGCCCCGGCGGATGCGGCAGATCCCGAAACCGCAGCGCCACCGCGACATCGAATGCCTCCACCACTTCGCTCACCGTATAGATCCCGCCCGCGCGCGCACCCAGCGCCGCCGCGAACCGGTTGGGCTTGCCCACCAACAGCGCCAGATCCCCCGCCGCCCAGCAATCCCCCGCGCCCGGATCCAGATCGTGCACCGCCATCACGCGCACCCCAGGCCGATTGATTCGCCATTCTCGCCGCCGGTGAACTCCCGCCAGTGCCGCCAGACCTGCGGACAGGCAAAGCCCCACTCGCGCACCTTGGGCCCGGTGAAGAACAGGCTGGTCGCATATTGGCCAGGCAGCAATTCGATCCGGTGCACGGCATTGGCTGCGCGGCTGACCACGTCACCTTCGTTGCGAACAAACCGCCCCTCGGGGGTGTGTTCGATATAGCAGCCATCGATCAGCACCGATGTGCTCGCCCAAGGGTGATCGTGCATCGCGCGGTCATCGTCGCTGCGCCGGAATTCGTGCAGATAGACGTTGCTGAAATCGTTGCGCGGGATCACCCACCAGCGCAGCAGATAGTTTTCACCGATCACAAAATCCGGCGCGCGCGAGGCTTTCAACGCCTCAGCCCAGTGATACAGATCGTCCAGGCTGGCCTTGAATTGTTCGCTCATGTCCTAGCTCCAGCGCTGGACAGCGGCACCAGGCGCGCGATGATCCGGTCGGCCGCCTCGCGGCAGGCGGGTTCCTCGGTATGGTCGATCCGGCCATCCGCCGCGGCTTCGGCGATCCGCGCGAACTGGCCGATCCCTTCGGCCACCAGCGCGCCCAGCGCCAGCTCGTCGCCTTCGTCCAGCGGGCGCGCGGCATAGTGGATCACCGCCAGCAGCGCCGAAACCGCCCACGGCCCGCAGGCCGCGACCAGCGCCAGGCCATTGCCCAGGCTCGGTTCCTTGCCGTCCACCTGATAGGACTTGATCGTGCGCTCGCCGATCCCGGTCAGCGCCGCCAGCTCGGCGCGGGTGATGCCCCGCCGCCGCGCCTCGTCCAGCACCCGGCGCACCGCGCCGCAGACACGATCGTGCCCGCCAGCCCCGCCAAAAGCCACTGACGGATCATGCTGCATCGTCTATTCTCCCCTCATGAACCACCATCCCGTCTCGCGAAAGCCGCACATCCTCGTTAAGTGCACCGGCATCGATCCGCGGTTTGCCCTCGATCACGCTCAGCGCCTCGATCGCCAGCGCCACCTTCAGGCTGGCACGGTTGGTCGATTCAACCTCGTGCATCTGGCTTTTGGAAAGGCCGATCAACTCGCCCATCTGGGCCAGGGTCAGCTCCATCTCGGCGCGCAACGCGGCAACGGTAAGGGGACAGGTCATGCCCTCTAGTTCGGATCACCCGAACCTTTTGTCAAGCACCTTTGTTCGGTTGGGGCGGAACGACTTACCCTGCGCGATTTCGTATCATCCGAACATGCCGCGCAAAGCCACCCCCGCACGCTCGATCGGGCCGGACTGGTTCCTGGCCGAATGGATGCAAGCCAAGAACATCAGAACCCAGGCCGAGCTGGGTCAACTGACCGGGTGGGGCAAGGCGCGCTGCCACGAGGTCTATCACGGCAAGACCGAATACTATCGCGTTATCGTCAACGAGGTTGCCCGCGCGCTCGAGCTCGAACCATGGATGCTGTTCATGCCGCCCGCCGATGCCTATGCCGTGATCCACCACCGCAACGAGATCAAGGCCGAGGCGCTGCGCCTGGTCGCCGAAGAACGCCGCGATTTCATTCCCGCCGAACTGCCCGCCGAGCGGCTGCGGATGCGCAAGCTGAACTAGCCCGGCGTCATTCGCGCAGCATTCCGGCTTCGGTCAGCATCCACAGCCGCCGCCCGCTGCGCCAGCCATAGGCCACCACATATTCGCCCGGCGGCGGCATTGCCTTGCGCCAGCGCGCGCAGGCCACGAACTGCATCGTCTGGTCCTTGGTCGATGCCGGCAGCTGCGCCCATAACACCTCGTCAACATTGATCCGATTCGGCGCTGGCCGTTCGCGCACCAGGCCGATCCGCGCCGCCTGCTCGATCGCCGCGGCACACTTTGCCACCAGTTCGGGCGCCAGATCGGGCGCGGGCGGCGGTGCCGGTTCGGGCTTCGCCGTCAACCCGCCGCCCAGCGCGTAGAGCCCGAACAGGATCAGGACCAGCAACCCGCACCCTGGCGCGGGTCCGGCCCGCTTTCCACCCGCCTGCGCCATTCTCCACCCTCCACCGATTCCGACGCAGTCTGACGTTAAACCGCAGCGCCCGCAATGAGGTTCGGTTGTTCCGAACTTTTCTGCTTGACAGATCGTTCGGGTGATCCGAACTATAGGGCATGACCACCCCCGCCGCCCACGCTATCCGGGAATACGAACGGATCAAGGCCCGCACCGGCATTGCCCTGGGGCAGCGCCGCGCCGATCCGGCCAGCGTCGATCGGCTCCGCCGCGCATGGCTGGCCATCGTCCTGTGCCTTGGCGCCGATCATCCCGATGCCGATAACTGGGTTGATCAGGAACTGGCCGAAACCCCGCACTGGGGCCGCCCCGCCGCCCGCGCGATCGTCGCCGCGCGGCTTTCCTCGCCCGCTGATCGCCGCGCCGCCTTCGAACGCCTGCGCGATTCGGTCTTTGCCCAGATCACCGGCCACGAACCCGCACCCCCGGCCGAACCCGCCGCCAATCGCTGGCGCCAGCTGCGCGCCATCGGCCACGCCCTGGGCTTTCACAGCCCGGTGAAACCTCCCCCACAACCCGCCCCGGCCAGCCCGGTCGGGTCGCAGCCCGGTGACCGCGCGATGGACCAGCGCGGCACCGGGCACCCCATCTTGCAGGAGCAAGCCGCATGAAACTTCCCGCATGGCTCCCCTGGGCCGCAGCCATCCTCTTCCCCCTCGCGCTTGCACTGGCGTTCGACCAATGAGCATTCACCTGATCCACCAGCGCGCCAACCCGGAAGTGGTCAAGGCGGCCCTAGCCGAGCGAGAGCGCCGCCGCATCGAGGACTCCGAACGCGCCCGCCGCGCCGCCGATCCAGGCCTCGATCTGCGCGCCCAGCAACAGATCTTCGATGAGGAGGCAGCCGGCCTTACCGCGCGCAAACTGCGCCGCGCCCGCGACACCAGGGTTGCCCTCCCGCTGATCGCCGCCGGCCCGCTGCTGGCGCTGGCCTGGCTGCTGCTGATCGAATGGATCGCGGTATGAGCAGCTTCGCCGCCCGCACCGAGGTTTCGGTTTCCACCAGCAAGGCGGAGATCGAGCGCATTGTCGAGCGCTACGGGGCCACCGGCTTCATGTCGGCGTGGTCGGCCGACAAGGCCGTGATCGCCTTTGCGATGGAAGACCGGCAGGTGCGATTCGTTCTGGCCATGCCCGACAAGGCCGAGAAGCGCTTCACCACCTACTATCGCGGCAGCGTCCCCTATCAACGCGAGCCCGAGCAGGCCGCCAAACAGTGGGAACAGGCCTGCCGCCAGAAATGGCGCGCACTGGCGCTGGTCATCAAGGCCAAGCTCGAAGCGGTCGAAAGCGGCATCAGCGTGTTCGAGGACGAATTCCTGGCCAACGTGGTCATGCCCAACGGGCGGACCGTCAGCGAGGAAATCCGCCCCCGGATCGCCGCCGCTTACGAAACCGGATCGATGCCCCCGCTGCTCCCGGATTACACCCAATGACCCGCCAGCTCGAACGCGCCGACGCGGTCTTCGCGATCCTCTTCGCGCTGTTCTTCGTCGCGCGCGCCCTGATCGGAACGAACCATGCCTGACCTGCCCGATCCGCAACCCTGGTGGGATCACACCCCGCCCCGCCGCGCGGGCCTGCTGCCCCTCGCCCTGGCCGCGCTGGCGCTGGCCCTGTTGGCGCGCGCGCGCCGATGACCACGCCCCCGCTTCCCCCGCTGCGCGCCGATCAAGCCGAAGTGCTGCGAACGCTCGGCACCTGGCGCAACGATTATCGCCCCTACCTGCGCACCGTCGCGCGTGATTGCGCCCTCCCGGCCGAACGCGTCCGCGCGGTGATCCGCTACTTCCACAGCCTGGGCTGGGTCACTTACGGCCAGGTGTTCGATACCGATACCGCCCTCGTCGCCGGTTCAACCTGGTGGCTCACCGAAAAAGGCTGCGCTGCGCGCGATCAGCTGAACGCCGAGGGGATGGCGTGAATGTGGCTCTATGTCCCGAACACCGCTTCAACACCATCGCCCTGTGCGCAGGCGTCGGCGGGCTTGACCTTGGCCTCTCCCTGGCTGTTCCGGCGGCTCGCACGCTTTGCTACGTGGAGAGGGAAATCGCTGCCGCCGCGAGCCTGGCCGCGTCGATTGAAGCAGGCTGGTTTCACCCGGCCGCTATCTGGTCTGACATGCGAACCTTCGATGCTGGACGCTTCCGCGGACTTGTGGATTGCGTCACTTCGGGCGATCCCTGCCAGGGCAACTCTGTTGCCGGAAAGCGGCTCGGCCAGCTTGATGATCGCTGGCTGCTCGATCGCGCCATCGACATATTTGCCGCCAGCGGGGCTCGTTATTTCTTCCGAGAGAACGTGCCGGGGAACGCGGACGGACAGCTTGCCGTTGCCATCCCGGCACTGGAAGGACTGGGCTGCCGCGTTGCGTCAGGAATATTCAGCTCGGCCGAAACCGGCAACACCATGCGCCGCGAGCGACTGTTCATCCTGGCCGTCCGCGAAGGTGGCGCGGGGCGGTTACGAAGTGCAGAAAGACGGATCGCACACGCCGACTTTGGAAGGTCTGGCGACCAACTGGGCAGCACCGCAAGCCCGCGATCACTTCCCGCCGCACAGCCCGGAACGGATCGCGGCGATGAAGGCGTTGGGCCACGGAATGCGCAACCTGAACGACGAGGCGGAGGCGTGGCGCAGCCCATCGGATATCTCGAAGCGGGGCGGATCGCAGCCGATGGAGAAGCGGCAGGCGGGCGGTCACACGGTGAACCTGGAGGATCAGGCGGAGCATTGGGCACCGACGAAATGGTCCAGCCCCAAGGCATCGGACCCGGAGAAGGCCGGCCCGAACATGCGCGGCAGCAAGGGCGACATTCCGCTTCCGGCAATATCGGCGCGCTGGCCCGCACCGGCAGCACGGAATCACAAGGGCAGCAGCGAGGGCAGCATCACTCGTCAGGACGGCAAGTCAAGGGCGGACATGCTGGACTACGCAGCGGAACAATTCTTCGTCCTGCCGTCATCCCCGGCCCAACCGATAGCCGCTGGATCGATGTCCTCGACCGCTGGCCCGAACTCCAACCAGCCCTCAGTCAAGCGGAAGCTGAATCCCATCTTCGTCGAGGCATTGATGCGATGGCCCACCGGATTGAGCGGCTTCGCGCGACCGGCAACGGCGTTGATCCAGTGGCGGCAGCTTATGCATTCCTATCTCTCGGCGCTCGCCTCGGGCTTTTCCGCCACACCTGAACAAAAGGATCTGTTTTCATGAGCTCCATCAACAAGGTCATCCTGATCGGCAACCTCGGCGCCGATCCCGAGGTCAAGTCGTTCCAGAACGGCGGCAAGATCGCCAACCTGCGCATCGCCACCAGCGAAAGCTGGAAGGACAAGACCAGCGGTGAACGCAAGGAACGCACCGAATGGCATGCGGTCACGATCCAGTCGGAAGGCCTTGCCGGCGTGGCCGAACGCTATCTGCGCAAGGGCAGCAAGGTCTACGTCGAAGGCCAGCTGCGCACCCGCAAGTGGCAGGACCAGAGCGGCACCGATCGCTACACCACCGAAGTCGTCCTCGGCCCGCGCGGTGTGCTGGTGATGCTCGACGGGAAGCCCGCCGGCGCATCCTCATCCGCTCCCCCTGAGCAGTCGAACCCCCAGGGTGAGCAGTCGAAGGGCAGCTACGCCGACGAGCTGGATGATGACATTCCGTTTTGACCAACTGCCGCGCCCGGCGGAACCGGGCACCTTACAAGGAGAGTACCATGATTGACACAGAAACCACCCCTGCCGATCCGTGGATCGGAAAATTCGTCATCGTCCGCTGCCGCGACGCGGGGGTCCATGCCGGGATCCTCAAATCACGCGAAGGCCGTCAGTGCGAGCTGAGCGAAAGCCGCCGCCTGTGGCGCTGGCG